CATAGGGCGGGATCTCCCGCAGTCCCTGCAGGTGGGCCGCCAGCTCACTCAGGTGCTCGACCGGAATGACCTCCAGGCCGTCGATCAGCGCGGCCTCAGGGGCATCGGCGGCCGGGACAAAGACGTGGCCGATCGACTGCTGGTGTGCCAGCGCGGCGATGGGCAGGACGCCGTTGACGTGGCGCACGGAGCCATCGAGCGAGAGCTCGCCCACGAAGAGCGCGTCCTCGACAGCCTCGGGCCACGCCTGCTCCGACGCGATCAGGACGCCGACGGCGATCGGCAGGTCGTAGGATGGCCCGGCCTTGCGGATGTCGGCCGGGGCCAGGTTGACGGTGATGCGCTTGCCCGGGAACACCAGCCCGGAGTTCCGGACCGCCGCCCGTACGCGCTCACTCGATTCCTTGACCGCAGCGCCAGGCAGGCCGACGATCGTCAGAGACGGTACGCCGCGGGCGGTATCGACCTCTACTTCGACCAGGACCCCGTCCAGGCCCACGAGGGCGCAACTGTTGACTTTGGAAAGCATAGTTAGCTCCGATGATGGGATGCATATAGTGTAGCACAGATGGCGTGAATGGGCAAGCGATGGGTTGTTAACGAGACTTCCGAAGTCTTCAACAATTACGAAGAAAGGGGGCTCCCTGTACTGGAGCCCCCCTTTCGATTACAACGCAGGTCATGATGCGCCGTGTTATTCCACCTTCTTCGCCTTGTTCCCCTTGCGGGCTCGCCGCCGGCGGATGATGGCGCGCACGAGCATGAACAACCCAACCAGTGGCACCGCAATCGCGATCAGGACCGGGATGACGAGGACGACGATGACGATGGCCGCGTCGACCAGGAACTGCAGCACGCGGATAAGCGACTGGACCGCATTGCGCAGCGTGCCCTCCGGGTGCCAGCCGCCGACCTGGATCGGCTGCGCCAGTTCGTCGGGGATGATATTGAGGCTCACCGTCGCCATAGCCGCCGACTGCTCCAGGTACTGGATCCGCCCCTTGACCTGCTCGATCTCGGCCTGCACCTGCCGCAGTTGCTCGTAGACGGCAAGCGCGGCCTCGGTATCCTCGGCCTCATCCAGGAACTCCAGCAGCTTGGCCTCGGTCGCCTCCAGGTGACGCAGGCTGGACTTGCGGTCGACGTACTCCTCGGTCACGTCCGTGCCGGTGACGTCCTCACCCCGTACCTCGGTCGCCATATCGCGAATGCGGTCCAGCGCGACGTCGAGACTTTCGGCGGGGATACGGAGCCTGACCGTGGCCCGCTGCCCCTCCTGGAACTGCTCCACGCTCGACTCGACGACGTACCCACCCAGTTCGTCGACCAGGTCGTTGATCTCGTCAAGGGCCGCCTCGGTGTCCGGCACGACCAGACTGAGCCACGCGTCGCGGATGATGAGGCGCTCGACGGCGGCATATCTGTTGCCAGCGCCAGGTTCAGCGGGCGCCGCCTCCATCTCCGACTCGGCGACCGGGGCACTGGCCGGCTCTTCGTAGAGATCCATCGCCGGCTCAGGCGCCGCCGCCCGGCCACAGCCTGCCACAACGAGTGCCAGGGCAGATGCGATGATGAAATACATAATCTTCTTGCTCATTCCCTTCCCCTTTCTCCCGCCTTCTGTTATTTCTTCCTCCCCTCTACCAGGGGGCATCGCTCTTTAGACGTTGAGGGCAGGCGCAAAGTTCCCGCTAGAATCGCCCAGAGTCACCGCCCGATCTCCAGACGGTCGATGAGGCGGCGGGGGAGGTCCCGGGCGCGCATCCGCTCCTGGGTGATCTCCACCGAATAGGGGACGCGACAAAACTCCCACGTCATGCCCTCTGTGTCGAGCAGCGCGTAGCTGGCCCACGGGTCGCCATCTCGGGGCTGTCCTACGCTGCCGGGGTTGATGATCATACGACGCGTGCCAAGCTTCACGGCCCCGTTCAAAGGGGGGATCATCGCCTCGCAGCGTTGGCGCTTCTGGTTCAATTCGAAGATCAGGGGAATGTGCGTATGCCCTACCAGGCAGATCTGGGAGGAAAAATGCGCGAAATTCGCGTAGGCCACGTTGGCGTCAAGAATGTACTCCCACACGGGTTCCCGGGGACTGGCATGGGCCATACAGAAGCCATCTTGCTCCAGGTGCGTGGGAAGTCCAACCAGGTAATCGCGCGAGCCTGGCGTCAGCTCGGACCGGGTCCATACAGTGGCAGCGCGGGCGTCGGTGTTGAAATTCCTGATGTCCAGCTTTCCCAACGCAGCCCAGTCGTGGTTGCCCGCCAGGCTGACGTGGGGAAACTCCTGAATTCGTTCAATACACTCGTTGGGATTTGGACCGTACCCCACCAGATCGCCCAGGCACCAAATCTCGTCAAACCCCGGCGCGTCCGCCAGAACAGCCTGCAGGGCCACCAGGTTGGCGTGAACGTCGGATAAAATCAGATAACGCAAATTGTCACCACTCCGTATAGGTTGGCCGATATTATATACCGATTCCCCAGTTTTGCCAGTTTGTCGCCACGAAGACTGGCTCCAGTTCGATTGGGATGGGCGCCTCGGCGTCGGGGCGCTCGAATTTGTAGGTGACGTGGATCACTGGATAGGGTTCGTTTTCGTCGTCGAGATGGGTCTCGGCGACGATTTGCTTTACTAACATCTCGATGATGGCGCGTTTGTCTTCCCAAGCAATGTTTTCATCAAGATGCTGACGTAGTGTTGTCAATGCCTCAAGTACGCTGGCCATATCGCGTTCCCACAGGTCGGCGCGTTGTTGTTCTTCAATGAGGTTGGCCCGGTAGGTCTCCAAGGTGGCCAGGCTCCCCCGCGTTTCTTCTGCTTTCTCATCAAGCTGTTTGACCGGGATCATCCCGCGGCCATAAAGCGCGAGGTAGCGTTCCAGCTCCGCTTTGCGCTGGGTGATCCTGCGATCGACGTCGGCCAGGCGGGAGGCAATGGCCGCACCCGCGGGCTCGCGCTGCCGTACGAGTTCTGCAGCGACTAGGTGGGGCTGGCGGATGAATTCCTCGATGTCGGCCCAGATGGCTTCCTCCAGCTCCGGCCCCGGGATCGTGATCCCTCCCTCGCATTTTTGGGCCTTGATGCGGACCCAGTCGTAGCGTGCGATGCAACGGTAGCTGTGGGCTCCTCCTTTGCGTCGGGGAGGACGACCACAGTAAGCAGCGCCACATTCGCAGCGGATCAGGCCGCGGAGTAGATAGCGATGCTGCGGTGGCCGGGTGTAGCGGCGGTTGCGTACCAGTGTGGTCTGTGCGTCGTTCCAGGCATCCTCGTCGACAATTGCTGGCACGTCTATGGTGATGTCATCAGTGCTGGAGTGGTAGGTCCAGCAGCCGATGTAGATTTCTCCACGGATGATGTGGCGAATGGTCCCGGGGGTCCACGTGGGTGTGTGACGTGTGCCGTCGCGGCGGACGGTTGTCTTCCCTAGCCGGGCCTTGGGGCTGGGGATCCCCAGCGCGTTTAACCGGCGGGCGATGGCGCGGCCGCTCATCTTTTCGTCGGTGGCCCAGCGAAAGATCATTCGTACGACGCCGGCAGGTTCTTCCTCGACAACGAGGTAACCATCCTCGTCCCGTAGGTAGCCGTACGGGACGAGGCCTCCGATATACTTCCCGTCTCTGGCGGCTTTCTCTCGCCCTTCGCGCATTCGACGAGTGATTTTCTCGCGCTCGACCTGGGAGAAGACGCCACGAAGGACAACCTGGATGAAGGTGGCTTCGTCGCAGGAGGTCATCTCCAGGTTATCGCAGATGGAATAGACGGGAATGTCTAGCTGTTGGAACTCGTGGCGCAGGTTGAGGAGATCGCGTAGGTTACGGTTGAACCGGTCGAGGTCGTAGATTACTAGCACGTCGTACTGGTGATCCTGGGCGGCGCGCCGGCATCGGTTGAGAGCCGGGCGGTCGAGGTTGGCGCCACTTTCGCCGGGTTCGACGAAGGTCAGGTCGGGATCCAGGCTCCAGCCTCTGGTAGTTGCGTATGCGGCTGTGCGTTCGAGCTGATTCGGTATGCTAGTGTTGCGAATCTGCTTCTCGCTCGAGACGCGGACGTAGCGTGCTGCGTTCATCCATCCCCCTGTCGTCGATTGTACTGTGATGTTGCGGGGATGTCAAATCAGAGAGAGCAACGTCGAGGAGGCGGGTGTAGATGCGATGGAGTAGCTCTGCCAGTTCGTCTGGCGGAGTGGGATCATAGTGGCGGACGATGACCAGGTTCGACATTGCTCTCTAATCTTCCTAATCAGTTGCTTCGAGCGATAGTGAAATCTGACCGTGGGGACAGTTCATAAACGTGTCCGCTTGGGCAAGTTTGACGTAAGTTTCCCAATCGATCCGCTCGACGATGAGGCCATCAGCGATGAAGTCGCGAACATGATCGCCGGTGGTGTGGTCGCGGTTGTCGGTTGCGACACCAACGATGCAACCGCAATCTTTTCGTGCAACGTAGACCCAGGATTTGCGCACTCTTTCCTCCTTTTAGCGTGAATAACTTAGCTTGTCAGTCCTGCTTCAATCTAACTGCACAAATTCTCCCACAGTTCGGTCAAGGCAGATTCAATGTCGAAGTCGTCAGCACGTGCAGAATCGAACAGAGTGCGTTCACCTCCTACAGTTTCTTCGCGCCAAGCTTCGACGATGACCCCTCCTATACCGTCTTCTCTGATTCGCAATTCGTAGCTTCCTCTTACGACTATGTCGTGAAGGTCCCAATGCAGTTTCTCATCCATCAAGTTCTACTCCTTTGTCTCCGTTTGTAATCGGCAGCGAGCGGGCGCTGCCGGTGACCAGGTCGATGTAGGTGGCGTAGATGTCCAGGTCCCGGGCCAGGATCAGGCGGTAGACGTACTGTGCGGCGTAGGTGGCCACGGCCTGGTTGATCATCAGCGATTGGACGTCGGCCAGGGTCAGGTCCGCGCAGGAGGCCCCGGTTTCCTCCGTTTTCGGAGGATCTTGGAGCAGCTCCGGGTGCTGGATGGCGGGGAGGGGTAGGCCAGAGCAGAAGCCCAGGGGGTCGATCTCGGGGGCCGCCAGATCGCGGCGGTCACCGAGGAGGACCTGGCCAGCGTGCTCGTGGTTGCCACAATCCAGCCACCAGGTGCCGTATCCGAAGCCTGTCGCAATGATCTTATGGATGTCGCGGCGAGCGGGAACGTTGTCGACGCAACCAATCAGGAGCCGTAGCTCGTTGTGGCGTTCTGTCGGCAGAAAGTCGCGGTGAAGCGATTCAGTGAAGGCCTGAATATCCAGGCCAAAGGCGCGGTTAAAGCGATTCAGCAATGCCCAGGCTTTGTAATTGCCAACCTCAACAGGGGCGAAGTTCTGGCGGCCGATGTTGCGCGATTCTACTATGTCCGGATCGATGAACGTCAGGTGCACGGAGAGTCCGTGGCGATCGCGGGCGTGGTAGGCCAGGCGGGCAAGGTGTAGGGCCAGGAAGGAGCCCGTTCCCCCGCAGCCCACAAGGATGACCTCTATGCGTTTGGGCGAGCCGATCTCGATTCGGTAGCGTTTCTCGATCTCAATATTCATCTTTGTGACTCCATTCCTGGAACGGGCCTAGATCGGTGAATAGAGTGGTCGTTGGGACACGCTGGAAGTCTCCGTACATCCCCAGCCGGAGGATGATCTCGGGACGGGTGAAAATGCGGCCGATGACAGCGTAGAAGCGAAAGCCCTGCTCGTCGCGGTTGTCGGTCTCGGAATAGAACGCCCGCATCTGTTGATGAGAGTGCAGGTCGAGGATGATACTGAGATCGTCTCCACCGGCGTACGCGACCCTGGCGGCACCGGCGTCCTGCTGTGGCCGAAAGACGTGCACCTGGTTGTGGTCAATAGTGATGTGGTACATCGCTTCGCATGGTGCGTCCCAGGATCTTGATCTGGCATCCTGCAGAATCCGGTGGAGAATCTGGCCAGGGATGCGGCCGGTGAGAGGCCGGACGTACGGGGTCAGTGGCTGGAGGCCAGCGACGTGGGTAGTGGCCAGTTTTATCAGCGCGTCGACGTGACGATTGCGGGCCTGTTTAAACAGACCGTTGCCGGCGAGCACGTAGGCAAAGACCTTGTCGTCCGGGACCGCAGGCTGGCGTCCGTCTTGGTGAATCAGATAAGCGGCGGGTTCAGGTAACATCATTGTCCTTCCATAGGTCTTCCAGGACCAGGTGTGTCTTGACTAGGTCGTCAAGCGGGAATTCATCCTGGTCATCGATGGCCTCCCACAGGCGAAACACATTCTCCTGGTACTCGGCCGATCTGCCCTGCATCAGGTCCTGGTTGAACTCGCTGGCGAAGAACATGTTGGCGGCCTTATGGATCGTCTGCGCGCTGCAGGGCGGAAAATTCACATTACCAGGGCAGATTTTGCCATTGTCGAATACGTTGGGAAGTGGAGCGCGGAACAGACCTTCACGATTGCCCGGGCGATGCTTGACGGCGAAAACACAGTATCTGCTGCCTTTGCCGGTGAAGACAAAGCCAGGCAGAGGTACGTCGAACTCTGTCTTTTGCTCAGGCTCCAGCCAGGCAACGAGTGTGCGGCGTCCGGGTGGGATGTAGATGCCGAAGAGAGCCGGGCCGTCGCGGCGGGCGTAGAAGAGGCAATCACGCGGGAGCACGCCGGTGGTGAGAGGCATATTGGCGAAGGCCGCGGCCAGATCGTCGGGGGCGACCTCATAGCAGGTGATTGGTCTGTTATCATCGTAGCGAGTGAGAACGATCGATTCCTCAAATAGATCGAGACGCAGTCTGAGTTGCTGGCGGTCGCCGGCGACATCACCAAGCCCGGCCAGGGCGAGCCCGGTGACGTTGAGTTGAATATCAGTCTGAGTTATCATCAGATTCCTCACATATATCAAGCAAGACGGATAACACGCGGCTCATAGCGCTGGGAAACTGCTCAAACCAACCGGTGTAGATGTGTAGCTGGTGGATCTGGTCGCGCACCTGGTCGAATTCCTTGGCCATTAGCAGAACGTTTTCCACGGTCCAGAAGTAGAATTCGTAGATGTACTCGTTTGCCCAATCGCCGCCGGGGACGTCGATGAATTCATTATCCCCATCTTTCATCACACAATGATAGAGCGTGGCCAGGCCGCGGAGCTCGTTGGGTAGTTCTTGTAGCCGATCAAGTGCGTCATCTGGCCAGCGGATCTGAGGAACGTGATCGTAGTTTCGATCGCTCCACCATTCCTCCAGGTTGCCAGGCTCGATTTTGCCGGCGGCGCCAAGAACGGCGACCATCGGCTGAGCATATTCGGGCAAATAGACGATAAATTCACATTCCCAGGCGATCCCGTTGCCATCGATGGGGATTGAGGCCTCGAATGGATTTTCGCCGCAGTTGACGTACATATCCATCGTCGCGAGGTGGACGGGAAACAGCTCATCGTTCACGCGACCAACGAACTGGATTTCGAGATCCCACGTCGCATAGTAGTCCACGGGCGGGTCTTCGTCGAAGACGCCGCGGTACAGATCTATGATGTAATATCGGTGTGCCAGATCGTTCAGCCACCAGGCGATATGGCTGTAGAGAGGGAGCTGGAAGCGTTTTAGGCTCCAGGTGATCTTGCGGGCTGTTAGAAGCCGCAGGGCAGGTTGTTGGATGGCAATGGTCGTAGATTCTGGCATCGTTTCACCATAGCTTCTGTCTTGTGGACATGGTCATCAAGTTGCTCGACGGCTGATTCGACCTGTGGTTGGATGTCGACGATCTCCTTCACGTTTGTAGGTGGCTCGCGTTGCAGACGGATGAAGAGTTCAATCGCCTCCAACCGCAGGGTTGGCAGATAGAGGAGCCTATCAATCACGTCGGCGGGCGTCATCGTTACCCCTTGGTGCCGGCGCGCTTGACGAAGGTCACCTCGACGGTGTCGTCGTCGAGCAGCTTTTCCTGGATGGTGGCCTGGGCGAGCTCGGGGAAGTAGGTCGTCAGGTGGCGCCGAACGTCCTCGTTGGTGAATTCCTCGCCGGGGTCCTCCCAGCTCTGATCCTGGTATCTAAAGATGCGTGGCATTGATCTATACCTCCTCGGGTATTTCCTGGGAAATGTCGATAGTGAAATAGGAACTGCAAACGTCGGTGATCAGGGACGACAATCCCTCGTAGACGCCAGTTTTGAACGTGGCAGGGGGTTGGCCTTCCTCGGCGATGGCCACCATCACGCGGCGCTGGAGCAGATTGAGATCCTCGTCGGGGAGGATGCGGACGGTGACCAGGACCGCGGGAGGCGGCGGGGGCTCCGGAGGCGTGGCAGGCTCTGGCGAATTGGTCGAGCTCATATCGAGCGTACGCGGAGCATTCGATGTACCGGTGGCGACGGGTGCGCTGGCGATCTCCTCGGATTCGGAGGCCTCGGGCTCCGGTTCGGGAAGGCCTGCGGCGTGCCAGCATTCGGGGCAGATCTGGAGCCAAGTGTAGCTACCTCCGGGCCTATACCACGTGGTGGGTGAGGAATCGAAGTCGTTGGTCCAGCGGCGGCAGGCCATGCATTGAGCGTAGCGGATTTCCACGTGGTGCCAGCCGGTATGTTCGTCGTACATCTCCTTGGCCTTGGCCGGTCCGGTGACCTGGACGCGATAGGCTTTTTCTTTCTTCTTGAAGCACGATAGGTTGCTGCAGCGGCGATTACGGCTGACGCGGTATTCGCAGTCCTCACAGGCTCCGACGATACCGTCGCCCGGCGCGTCCTCGGCGCGGTCAGGGATCCAGTCGAGCGGCCAGGTGGCTTCACTGAGCTCGTTGGTCTTCTGCTCGATTAGGCGCTTGACAGCGTCCTCGACCTCGGCGACGGAGCGAACGTCAGCGGCATCGTCGGGACGGTGATCATTGTGGCCCAGGAGGTCCATCAATGCGCCCTCGCCCACCCGGAGATCAAGGAGAGGCATCAGGGCGCGTCCGTGTCGCTCGGTGATGGTCTTATTACGCAAGAGCGAGCGGATACCATCAGGGAGACGTAACAGGCGGAGCTTGTTGGAGACGGCGGCCTGGGTGAGGCCCCAGCGTTCACCGACCTGAGACTGAGTCCACTTGAACTCTAGCATCGCCGTCTGGATGGCCGCGGCCTCTTCGATGGGAGAGATATCCTCTCGATCGGCGTTCTCCTGCCAGGCGACGTCGGCCATCGCTTGGTCATCGATGAGCTCAATGTCCACGGGTAGCGTGGCGTATTCGTCATCTGTCTTGGCCAGTTGCTGAAACGCAGCGAAACGGCGGTGGCCAGCGGCGAGCTGGACGCGGGCCTCGGGCTCGTCGCCCAGGCAGGGCAGGACCCCACCGTATTCCTCGTAATTGAGGATCTGTCCATGGAACGTGACGGTTTTTCCACCGATGATGATCCGGCCCAGCGGCGGGTGGATCAGACCGGACGTCTCCGGCCGAACGTCGGCGAGCTGTTGGATCGACGCAACCAGGTCGGTGACGGCGGACGTGACGGTCCGGGTCTGAAACGGGTTCTTGTCGATCCGGTCGAGAGGGATTCTAGCGAGCATGTGACTCTCCTTCCAGTGCGGATAAGGGTTCTTGTCGGTCCTGTACGTCCTGGAGCAAGACGGGGATGTCGGCCGCGGTGATGGCGAAGCGGGTGCACTGACGCGCTAGAAGCGCACGCAGGTTATCGACGGTAACCGGCCGGTCCCGGCGCTCCAGGCGACTGATGAGCAACGTGATTTCGTAGTGGCGCCGACACATCGGCGGGTTGATGAAGTTAGGCGTGAAGACAGGTTCGCTACAGTAGGTGCATTGTTTGTCGGTGGTTTCCAGCATACTGATCACTCCTTTCCATCCGATCTCGCTGACGAGGCCGCGCAGGTCCAGCCCGGCCAGGTCGGCCCAGCACCAGAGGCAGATACCATTGTAGATTGGATTGTGATCCCAGCCGTGAAAGCTGCAGCAGACACATTGTTCTGTCTCTGGCGGTGAGGCGTCGTCTTTTTTGTTCCACTCACGGCAATAGTTGGCGGCGGTATCTCTTTGACAGCCGACCATCTGTGCAAGTTGGCCTGGCGTGAAACGACCGGTGCCGACGTCATTCAAGATTCTGAAAATTCGTTGTCTGCAGCTATATTGCAGGATTGTCATTGTCGCTCCGCATTGTATTTTGAATACTTCTATACAACTATGACACTCTGACACTATGACAAGCACTCATGGCAGTGTCATAGCTGGAACCATCATGACCCGATGTCATAGTGTCAGAGTGTCATAGTAGAATTAAATCCTAGTTTATGCAAAGCCGTTTGTGTTACTTCTACGAGTTTCGAAGTCATTAGAGTTGTTTACTTCGGATTTCATAGTTAATGGCGTTGTTTTCGCCGAAAAGCGCAGGGGTCTTTTGTGTACAAGCCACTGTGATTTCCCGGAACTATGACATTCAACTTTCTTGCCCGGCCCATTTCCAGCGATTTTCGGGGCTGCGCGTATCCTCACCTTCGGTATCTTCAATGCATTTTGCCAACTTCTGCCGGACACGGTAGATCATCCGGCGGTTGAATCCCTCCTCGCGGCCGAGTTCAATGATTTCGGCGGGTTTCATCGGCTCGTCTGCGTTGCAAAGAAGCTCCTCCAACCATTCTGCACAGTAGTCGCCTTTGGTCGGCTCTCGCCATGGCTCCGGGGCCTCGCCGTAGCGGAGCTGGGCGATGTCGGGGATCTCGGGATGAGGATCGAACCAAACACCGACAGGATCCGGGTAGCGAGTGAGATTGGATTTCATCACCCACAGGCGGCGTGGGCCGTTTTCGTCCAGCTCCTGGGTAGTGGGGATCCACTGCAGGCCCAGGACGTTGCGGGCCATCGCGGGGATGTGCGATGAGCCGCGGATACTGTCGATGTTCATCGGGATGAATGACGTCTGGGGCCCGCTGCGTTTGCGCAGGTGGTGGACGATGAGCATCCCCATCTCGTTGTCTTTGGCCAGCTTGTTCAGAAACGCGAGGAGCTGCTGGACGTCCTCTTTGTTGTTCTCACCGCGCAGCGTAGCGGATCCATAGGAATCGATGATGGTCAGGACTGGTTGGATCGTGTAGATCATATCCCAGAGGCGTTCGCGGTCGATCATGTCGTCCAGGTTGATGACGAGGCGATCATCGTCCGGTAGCATCAGATACATCCTGGCCAGCTCGCGGGAGCTCCAGGGCTGGACGCGGGCCTTGAAGATGGAGGGCGTGTTCTCCGCGTCGACGTAGATAACACGGTGCCGGCCGTCGGGGACCTGGGAATCATCTGGAAAGCGATCGTTGGCAATGACCCGGTGGGCCAGGTCCAGGGCAAGGTAGGATTTGCCTGTGCCAGGGACGGCGGCTAGCAGGCTGACCAGGCCCAGCGGTATCCAGTCCGGCCAGAGCCATTCCAGCGTGGGGAGGTTGTCGACGATGTCGCCGGCGCTGGGGTAGGTGAGGGGCTCATCGATGGCGTCGAGGATGAGGCGCACTCGGGTGGCGTCTTCCTCGCTGGTGCTGCAGAACTGCTGGACGAAGTCGATGCGTAGTTCGGAGACATCGACGTTTTCGGGGTCTTCATCGATCCACGTAGTGATCCACGTGTAGTAGGTATCCCACGGGTCTCCCAGGTCCTCGGGGTCGACGCGGGCTGTACCAGGTTTGTTGGCAATTGTATCGGCTATGATCTGGATCCGTCTGGCGGTGGAGAGGATCATCAGTTGTTACTCCTTCGTTGTCAATATTGGTCAGACAAGAATCTTTATCAGTGCTACTCGGGGCGGAGTGGTCAGCTCCGCCCCGATCGAACCCTACTACTCAACGGTCATACGTGTTCCGATCACCTCCTCAGCTTGATGTTCGCTGACCGGGATCAGGGCGCTCATCACCTGGGCGCTCTGGAACGCGGCCTGCAGGAACAAGTATTCGGCATCGCTGAACTGCGGTACGTTGTCATCACGCAGTTGCTCCAGGCGACGGACGGCCAGGCGCAAGGTCTGGTTAGCCTGGCCGAACCGTTGGTGACCTTTGTGCAGTTCGCGAGCTTTTGCGGCAATGCCGCTCTTGTACATATCCCACGTATTGGCCAGCGCCTGGGAGATCTGCGCGACCGGATGTACGATCGCGAGCTTCTGCCCCCACGCCTGAATGGTGAACTCAGTGGCCACGAATCTGCCACATTGTTCTTTCCACTCGACCGTGACAGGACCCAGGTCCGCCTCGGTGAGCGCAGCGGTGGTCTGGACCAGGTACCGTGCTACGAGTTCCTTGCTGACCCCGGGGACTGTGTTGCCATGCTGATCCATCATCACCGGTGGCCGGAAGATCGCGACTTCGTTTGTCCCAATGTTGACGGCGGCGGTTGATTCATCACCGATGCCGTGAGGAACGTCGTAGACCTGGATCTGCGTGTTCGGTTTCGTTGACCTTGTTGGTTTCCCTGTCATTGCTGTTTTAACTGCCTTTATGATATTCACGTGTGCCCTCCTGCACTTTAACTTTAGATTAGCTAGTGCGTCCACTAGCGCCGGTTACGGTTTTCAGGTCACTCTCATTCTTGAGATATTCGCACCTCCTGCTATGTCTGCCTGGCGTCGTCGACGTAGATTGGCCCGCTCCACTCTTCTGCTTCCGTGGTCTTGGCCTCACCCTCGATGAGCTGGGCAGGTTTGGCCTGGCCCGACAAGTATGCCGCCCGGAGCATGTCCGGATACATCATTGGAAAGTTGGACGGTTGAACGACGTGGACCTTCGGCGTCTCGGCGACGCGGCCGTCAATGGTGTGCTTCTCCCGGATGATCTCGCGTTCGTGCGGGCGCTCGGGTTTGCGCGCATGCAGCGGGAGTGCTGTCGCGGCGATGATCAGCGCGATCACGATGCCCACAACGAGAATCAACACGACAGTGTTGATCATCTGACGATCGAGCCGTAGGACGATCGCTACAACGGCAGCGACAGCGACCACGAGTGTGAGTCCTACCAGCAGGCCTGATAATTTCTTGGTATCCATTAGTCGGTTCCTCCAAACTGTTCCACCAGGCGCTGGGCGCGGTGGAAATTGATGCTAAATTGGCGGCCCAGGACCGCCGCCGTCGTACCGGCTTCAACAGCTTCCTGGACAGCGTCCAGATCGAGATCCTTGCGCTGCCAGCCCCCGCGGGGATCGACGTCGCCGACCGGCTCTCCATCGGGATCGAGAGCGCTCAGATCGAGGTGCCGGATGTTGGTCTCTTGGGGGAGACAGTCCAGCAGATCCATAGGGACGAGCGGGGCCTGAAAGCGGCTGATGGTATCGGTGATGTTCAGGAAATCGCCCCGCCCGAGGAGCTCGTTAGCGTGGGAACGTCCACGACCGGCGGCGCCGTACTCGAGCGTGCGTGAAGAGACACGGCCCAGGAGTCGGCAGGGAAAGTTGGCGATGGCCTCGCCCAGGGCCTTGGCGCCGGGCTGCTGGGTAGTGCAAAACAGGTGGATGCCCTCGCCGGCGCCCATCTCGGCGATGGAGTTGACGAGCTTGGTCACCTGGCGGTTGCTGCGGACCAGGTTGCGGATCTCGTCGATGACGACGAGGATTCGCGGCCGGCGGATCCCGGCGATGGCCCGTTGTTTCATCGTGGAGTCGACCCACATCAAGGTCCGCACAATCTCTTCGACGTTGTGCTCGGGTGGATGGAGCAGATGCCGGACGTGGGCGAAGGGCTGGAGCTCGGAGCCCTTGGGGTCCAGGAGCAGGAGCTGCAGCTCCCGGGCCGGGTTCTGGAGCAACAGGCGGAAGAGCATCCAGCGCAGCAGGTTGGTTTTGCCCGAGCGGGTTGTCCCGCCGAGGAGCACGTGGCACATGCGCTCATCGGCGAGATCGTACCAGACGACCTGGCCGGTGGTGCCGACGCCCAGCGGGACGCGCCAGGTGGATTCATTCTTGATGCGTAGCAGGCGCGTGGCCGTCAGGGTCTTGCGTTCCTTGGGCGGCTTTGGGATCTCGACCAGCAGGCGGCCTGGATCGCGGGCGATGCGACAGGATTCGGCGTTGGCCGCCAGGGCCAGCGCGCCGGCGAGGCGTTCGACCGCCTCCGGCTTGACGCCCAACGCCAAGTTGATCGCGTAGGTCTGGATCTGGGGACCGTCGAAGACAGGTGAGACGATAGCTTCTACGTTGCGCGTGGTCAGCGCGGCCTGCAGGAGCCCGGCGGTGAATTGGATGTTTCGATCAGTGCCAGTGTACATATTCACTTCCGATAATGTGGTTTACGTGACCTAGCTTTACGTTCGAGCAGATACTGAGCCAGGTGGATGGCCGAGCGCTCGGCGGGCGGCCAGCAGGGAATGCCGATCTGGGCGAAGAACTCCTCCTCGGTGGGAGTGGGTACGGGCTTGCCGTGGCGCCAGAGGTAGCCATCCTTGAGAGCAAGATCGATCGGGAGGGTTCCACCATCCCAGGACTTGGAGGCCCACATCTTGTTGAAATCCCCGGGGCCAGTGCGCAGGGCCAGGATATAGCCCCAATTGTCGCGGTCGGCTCGGAAGAGCTCGATCACGACGCGTTGTTCGTCGGTGCCCGGCCAGTCGCGCATGCTGGTGATCGGCCGCTCCGTGTAACGGACCATCCGCTTGTAGCGCGGGCCGTTGCGTTTGAGTTGATCGTCGAAGTACCAGAAGCGGCGCCGGATCAGGTCGTCGATGAAGGCCTCCGTGGCAGGCCTCTTATTCACCGTGAACAGATCAACGCGGGTATTGGTCATGCGTGGGATGTAGACGATCTCAATGTCCTTGGGATTGGGCTTACCGCGGCGGACGCTGCCGGCGATGATGATGCGGTCGCAGGCTGGCGTCAGTGCCTCGACGACTTCCATTCCGATTCGGCGGGCTTGCTCCAGGTTCATAGGTTTCTCCTACCAGTTTGACAGCCGGTCGAGCATACTGTCCAGATTGCGTGCCGCGGCTGCGGGCTCCTCCTCGTCTACGGTATCGGCCGGCCGGGCGAGGGCGATCCCCTGGGTCTCGATCCGCTCGACTGCTTCCTTGATGGCCCGGATCTCGGCCATGATGTCCGAGCGGGCAGGGCCCGTGATGGCTTCGAAGAGGACGCGACGAACCCAACGCGACTTACCACGTTCACCGAGGTTATCGAGTGCGTCGATGACGATGCTGTCCTGTGGGTCCTCTTCGTTCAGTTGGACGTGCAATCGGTAGTATCCCATCGCGTCCTCGTTTCAGTTCAGCCGTTTGCGCAATGATTGCACAAGGCGCGCTGCACAATCATTGCGCAAAGATGCGTTGTGCATAGCGGTAGTAGCCTTTCGCGTTGGCGAAGGCTGCGTCCTCGACGATGCGAGCGTGGCGGAAGCGTTCGCAGATTGCCGGCCCGATCAGATCGGCCCCTCCGCCAGATACCAGGATCTGGTCGAGGCGGGCTCCTCCATTCCATCGTGTTGTGGCCTCGGCGATGATCTGTTCGGCCAGAGGCGCCAGGGCCTCGTTCACGAGATCGCTCACGTCGTAGGACTCGCCGTAGTAGCGTATGGTTGGCTGCGACTTGTCGTCGTCGTCCTTTTCATCGCTCTTGGCGGCGACGAGAGCGGTGATCTCGTGATCGGCGAGCTCCAGGCCGGGGAACCGATCATTCACCGCGTCCCGAATCAGCGTCAGAGCGCGCCAGCATCCGATGTCGATAGAACCGGTTTCGGATGGTATCTCGGCCAGATCCTCGACGGACAGGAAGCCGGCAGTTTTTCCGCCGACGTCAATCACGCCGGTCCGTCCGGTGGCCAGGTCATTGTCGACGATGCGCCCGCGGTTGTCCAGAACCTGGCTCAACAGCGTGCCAAATGGCTGCGGGATGCAGACGATCCGGGTGACCTTGAACTTTTGCCAGTTGCGACCCTCGCGTTGAACGCGAAACTCGCCGGATAACCGCTCGATGACCTCATCCTGATCTTGCGCGAAGTAGGTCACTGGAAGACCAGTGACGACCTGGATTTCGGCATAGCTGGCGGTGGTGAGCTCGGTAAGAGCTGCCAGGTAATAGCGGAGGTATGCTTGACTTTTGATCCAGTCCCGGTCCTCCTGGCGTGGGGTGAAGCGGCTCAGGCGCAGGGCGGCGGATCCGACGATCCACTGGCCATCGCCAGGGATTGTGAGAATGACGGCGTCGGGATCGCGACCGTTGAGCGAGAAGTGCGCTCGCTCCAGATTGCCGCAGATGGACGGCATCCGCTGTGCGATGTCCGCGGCGATAAGCTTCCAGTGAGAATATCCGAGATCAATTCCAGCTTTCATTTGCATTCTCCCGTCTGTGGGGTATAATGAGGTTGGACGTTGCGATGCCAAGTTGCGTCCATCCCCTGGCCGTGGTGCTCTGCATCACGGCCATTGGCTTTTTTACTCCTTCTTTACTCATTGGGACTGCCGATCCACGTGATGCGGACAGGCTTGTCGAGCTCATCTGGATGAGTGACGACCCACCACCAGGCCTGGAGTCGGCCGGCCAGATTGGCGGCGAGCCAGGCGTCCTGCAGTGTGCTGAGAAGCTCTCTAATCGCGTTCATTTGCATCCTCCTGTCTTGCTGTTTCAAATAGCTCATGCCAACGAGAGGATAGCGCCTCTTTGAAACGCCGGAGATCGTCGCCCATCGCGGTGACCTCGGCGAAGGCGACGGTGAGGTCACCTTCGTGCCAGATCTGCTGGCGCACGATGCGCCGGCGGGTTTCGATGTCGTTGAGGAGGGCGAGTGCGTTTTCGAGGTCCCGCACACGTTCCCAGTGTTGACTGCGCGATGCCATGTTGTTCTATCCCCTCTGTTCGTCGGATCGATCATCGTAGATCGTCGTCTGCTGCCTCGGCCTTGTCCGCCTTGCGTGCCTTCAGGACATACTTATCGATCTTGTAGGCCAGGATGACGGTTAGGCCGCCGACAGTCGAGATGCCGAGCAACCCGGTGGGAGTGATCCAATCGCCGTTGAGCCCGCGCCACAGGCTGAATCCAAGCCAGATGCTGGACGTACCATAGACGTAGCACTGGATCTTGGTCAGCTCGTGGGGCCAGGGGAACCAATGACCGATGGCCAGGAGCAGGCCGGTCAGGACAGCGCCAGCGATGGCGGTTCCGATCTGCCAAAGTACAGGTTCGAAAGTCATTGGATGAAACCTCCGGTTTTCAGGGTATAATGTTGATGACCCTGACGGTGACGGGGCCTCCGGGGGCGGTGACCGTGAGCTCGTCGCCGGGCAGCGCTGAAAGGAGGGCCTGGCCTACGGGGCTATCTACGTTCAACTCGGTGGCGTGGTCAGTCACGGTGTGAACGAGGCGGCGCCGGAGCTCCAGGCCTTCCACTGCGAATTGGATGTCTTGCCATATGTTGGTGCGCGGAATCGGAAGCGTTTGCATCGGTCCTCCTTTGCTCCCCTCACCCTGGCCCTCTCCCAGAGGGAGAGGGAACAAGATGCAGGGCGGATAATAGTTCTTATGTGACCTATTTTCTGCAATGACCACAGGTGCACTCGGGAGGCTCGCGACGGTCGACGGCGGCCAGTATTTCCCTGGCCTTGCGCTCGATGCGCTCGCCGTGGGCAGGGTCGACGTCTATCTCGAAGCACCAGATTTCCCCGGATTCGCGGTTCTTGTACACAATCAGGCAGCGCTCGTATCCTCCATAGCGCATGTAGGCCTGGACCTGGTCCCGATGATTGGCGAAAGGCCCTTGGTGCCGCACGCGGTCGAATTTCCTCTGGTTGACCGACTTAACTTCCAGCATTCGATCGGGTATCTCGCCGTCGATGTGACCGCGAAAACGACCGTGCTCGAAGGGAGCGACGATCTCGCGGTTGGTATTCGTGATTGCGAAATCGAGTCGACAGAGGCGATCGATCACGTCGGACTCGTGGAGGTATCCTTCGTGACAGCGGAGAAGCTGCTTGTGGCTCGGCGTGCGCCGACCGTAGATCAAGTCGAAGTACAGCTTCTGCGGGCAATGGCCAATGGCGCTCATCCCCAGGTACTTGCGGTCGGGATCCCACTCTTCGCTGGCCGTGCTCTCAATGGCGTGTTTGATCTGAACAGGCATTGGGTGCATTGGAATCTCCTTACAGTAGCTGGGCCTGCTCCGGGGCGGGCTCTTCCTTTTGGCGACGACGGCGCTTGGGCAGCAGCTCGTCGGCGGCGGCGCGGCCACCGGGGTCCTCGGGGTCCTCCAGGATCTGCTGCGAATAGATCTGTGTGACGGCGAGGCTGGAGTGCTCCAGCAGGCGCATGATCTCGATGTAGTCGACGCCCCCGCGCTGCTCCTTCTGCTGGCGGACCCGCAGCCGTGCGCCGGCGTGGCGCAGGGCGTGCAGGTGGGCCTTGCTCTCGTCGACGCCCACCCGCCTCGCGTACTTCTTGAGGATCTCGTTGGCGAAGCGGTTGCTTAACGGCTTGTTCTCCTCGATCTCTGCGTCAGGCCGAAGACGGCGGATGCGGGTGGGGTCTAGGGCGATGAAGATGTAATCGTCGTCGGCGGGGTAGTGATTGGCCTCGGGATCGAGGCGGTCGTCCGCCTCCAGGTAGGCACAGATCGCCTGGTAACAGTTGCGATCGAGAATGGCACGGCGCACCTGGTCCTTGCCCTTCTTTCGGACGGCGTAGCGGTAGATGCGATTGCCGTCCTCAAGCGGATCGTGCTGGATGTCGCCCCACTTCAGCTCGAGAAGCTCGGACGCACGTCGGCAGGTGACGGAGAACGAATAGATGAGCGCGAAGTCACGCTTGCCGGTGAGGCAATCGGTGTTGATGGCGGATAGGATGGCCTTGAGCTCGTCGACGGTGGGGAAGGTTGCGCGGCTATAGGGATCGACGCGGGCGCGCTCCACAGCATCGAATGGATTGGCGCGATCAGCGGGCCAGAGGCTGATAATGCGGCCATCGGGCCCGGTCGCGACATAGCGACGCTGAACGTAGTCGTAGAGGGAAGAGAGAGCAGCGAGCTTGAGGTTGACGGTAGCAGGAGCGCGGCCCGCGTCGTAGAGAGAGCGGGACCATTCCTCGGCTATCAGCGGGGTGACGTCCCAGGGCGGGACGTCGCAGTCGAAGGCCTCCCGGGCATACTCGAAAAACTGACTCACGGCGCACTGGTAGGCGCGGGTGGTATTGCGGCGGCCCGAGCGGCGGCGCTTGGCGGCGAGCCACGCGTTGGTGGCCTGCTCCCAGGCTAGCCATTTGACCGACTCGTCTTCCTGGACGACGACGAGACTCTTGCCGAAGAAATCGGCAGCTCGCGCGGTTTGTTCTCGTTGTGCTTGATCGGTCTGTGGCCGTACGTGTCCTTCGATGACTTCGGTCATATCATCACCCAGCCGTATTGGCCGTGGTCGAAAGCGGGACCGAACGGAAACCGGCCTGCGCGGCTTCGAGAGCGCGCAGGCGGACGAATTCGTCGACGATGAAACGAAGCGCTGCTGAGTCACCACAGTTACCGTTGTCTTTGCCCACCTGGGCAATTGTGGCGATGTGTTGAGGTTCGAGCGAATAGGATTTGGTGATTTTTGGGGCCATTAGCGTTCGCCTCCTTAGTTTGATCTGCTTCCAATCGGAAGCATCGGTGATGACACCTGTCATTATACACCAAAAGTTATTGGTTGTCAATAGTTTTCCACAGGTTTGATGACCATTGGAAGCAGATTTTAAGGTAAACTAGTATCAATGAAGAAAGATGTCGACAGATTCTGGAAATGGGTTGACACTAGGATGCAAAGTCTTGAGATTACGTCTCTTCGAGAACTTGAGCGACGTACTGGATTTGCTCCTGGTGCGGTTGGCAAGCGATGGAATATGTTGAAACTTCCAACCGTGGAGATGGCGGAAGGATTGTGTCAAGCTTTGCGAGTTACATGGTGTGAATTGTGGGAACAGGCGGGGTTCGTGGAGCACATAACGGAAGAAGACTTGGAGGGATTGGATGCAGACATTCATTGGGAGTTGAAAGAGATGCCGAATTGGTTCAAAAGGCGGATGTTGGAGCTGATTCGGTTGTTTAAAGTGTGGGTGGTGGAAGATCGGGCAGTACGAGAAGAGATGTTCTCGGTGAATGAGCCGGGGCCTGAATACAACACAGAATAGGAGGCAGACAATGCAAGGCGGGGGACGTCGGGGCTGTTGGTTCCAGGGGATGGCATTTGTGGGGGTCGTCCTTCTTTGTTGTGGGTGTTGCGGAGGGACCGGGCCCCCGGCTACCCGGGCGGCTCCAACAGCGACGGCGACCGCGACGCCCTCGCCCAGCGAGACACCGGTACCGGTCTCACCAACGGACACGATCCAGCCGACGGCAATGGCAACAGCGACGCCAGAGCCAACGCTTGCAGAGGAGTGTACCTGGTCGGCGGCATACGTGGCGGACGTGACGATCCCGGATGGAACGCGCTTGGAACCGGGATCGGCATTTGTCAAGACGTGGCGGGTGCGGAATGCGGGGACGTGTGATTGGGAGGGAGTGCGGCTGGCGTTCGGGGGTGGGGAGCAGATGGGAGCGGCGGAGGCAGTGGACGTGCTGGCGACGGTGGCCGGGGAGGAAGTGGACGTCTCGGTGGAGATGGTGGCCCCGGAGTCGCCAGGCAACTATAGAGCGACGTGGAATCTTTGCTCTGGGGAGATGTGTTTCTCTCAGGTAATGGTGATGATTGTGTCGGGTGAGCCGGTGGTGGCCACGCCGGTGCCCACGTCGGTGCCCGAGGCGACGGAGGTTGCGGAGCCGACGGCACCTTCGTCACCGGGGTATCCACCGGGGGTGTGGTTGTGTCCAGGAGGCCTCGAAGGAGCGGTTTACGTGGGCAGTACCACGAGCAACAAGTTCCATAGTTTGGGTTGTCGTTACGCGTCCGAGATCGGGGCGGATGTACGGCTGTGTTTCGCGAGCCGGGAGGCAGCGGTGGGGTATGGGTACGAGCCCTGCGGGGTGTGCGATCCGTAGGGCTGACAAGAGGGCTTATCGGAGCTGAAGGATTTCCTGGGAAATAGTTTCTTCAGATGGGTTAGGTTATCAGAGGAAGGCGAGACCCGGCGTTTAGCCGGGTTTTCTCGTGTTTGTGCAATGATTGTGCAAAGTAGACTTTAGTGCTTTGTGCAATGATTGTGCAAAGTGCTACACAAACAAGGTCCTCGGTGGGGTGGAAACGGGAGGATGTTTTTGTGTAGCATCCAGGGTATTGACACCAACTGAATAGTGTAGTAAAGTAAGAGTGCTCCTGGCAGAGCAAGGCAAGTGTATTCGTCGGTCGGCAACTCGGCGTTGCGGGCAGAGGCCCGCGGCCGACGGTACGCTTGTCTGCTCTGCCAGGAGACGACCGGCGGTGTCCGTCGGTCGCGGGCTTGTGCGCGATCTCCAGTAAGCGGGCGGGAGGTAGACAACTTCATAATGCGAGTGCAGAGCATCGGACAATACGAGGCGGTAATCTCTGTGTCTGCAGATGATTGTAGAGCGTTGACCGAGGCGTGCGAGATCGCAGCCGACGTCATTGGCAGCGACGGGGAACGGCGAGGGGACGTTGCGTTCGTGGAGGCGCTGGGCGCCGCGTTCAAGTCGTTGACGGTGGCGGGCCTGGCACAGTGGGAGATGGATCACACTGCGATAGATGCACTCAAGGACACTATGAAACAACTAGGTTGGTAGCGGGCCTGCCCGTGGGCAGGCCTTGTTCTATGTAGATTTATTAGGTTTGTTGACGTTGTCGCACATTTGTGCTATACTGGTGGTATGACCACGCCACTGCCACTGATGCTGCACGACGGTCAGCGGATCATTTCGTTACAAGGCCGAGCGGCGGCGATTGTACGCTGGATTGCCGACCGGGCTGACCGGCTGGACGGTCGCGAGCGGGTGAAGTTGGAGTTCAACTGCGCTGGCAACAAGGTCCGGCCGAGTTGCGCGGTCTTTGAGGACGAGGCGCCGATCACGGTCGGTTGACCTCGTCTTTTGTGTTACTGGTAGACCACTGCCTGGATTCTGTAACTGAATAGATAGGCCCTGCGGGGCCTCGGCGTCAGCGATGGAAAGCGCGCCGTTCCTGTTTCCCGACATGGTCGGGGGATAGGGACGGCGCGCTTTTTGTGTTTTGGTGAATCGGCAAATCTGCAAGGAGGTGCAAGGTGGATTTTGAGGTGATTTTTGAGTACGTGAAGCAGTTGCTCGTACTGATCTGGTCATTCGACGGTGTCAAAGTGATCGTGGCACATACGGCTATCAACGTGGTGGTGGCCATCGCTGCGGCCGTGGTCAGCGGGACGTTCGAGCTGGCGAAGGTGGCCGAGTTTCTCATCAAGAAGCTCTTGCCGTACGTTGCAATCTACTTCATCGTCAAGGCCTTCGGCCTGGCCGCAGGTCTGGAATGGTTGGGGCCTGTGGTTTGGACGGCGATCGAGACCAGCCTCGCGGGTGATCTGGCCGACAACCTGGTCAAGCTGGGGCTCCCGCTGCCGGATGGTATCAAGCAGATCGTGGTCAAATCCTAGGTGGGCAAGGGGGCCGGTGTGCGGTTGCGGACGTCGTTCTCATGGCGGCAATGCGTGGTACTGATGGCGATCGGCATCGGCCTCTTGCTGCTGATACGGTTTGTGTCTTAGCCTGTCTCTGACGCATGGATCCGAACATCGTCGCGCTCGTCGGAGCACTGGGTGGTCTGGGAGGCGTAATCAGCGCGTTGGTGGCCTGGCGGCAGGCGCGATCTGCGGTTGCGCAGGCGCAGGCCGCGGCGCGGAAGACGGACGTCGAGGCGCAGGATGTGATCATCAAGCGATTGCAGGACGAGAACACACGATTGTGTCAACGACTGGATGAGCTCGAGTTGGACAATGAGCGCTTACGTGAAGAATTGGAAGACGTAACCACGGACCTGCAGACTATGAAAGATGAGAACGTCCAATTGCGTAAGCGGGTTGAGCGACTGACTTGTGAGCGCCAACAGCTATTGGAGGAATTGGAATGGGACAATCCCATATTGAACGCCGAATCCTAATCGTCGTGGTTGTGCTGCTGATCGCATTGGCTTTGGCGGCTTGCGTGGTTACAACGGATCCGGTGTCACCGTTGCCGACGGAGTCGCCACTCGTTACTCCAACGATTGGTTTACCTGTGCGACCGACTCCACCTTCGAAGGCGATGATGACCACCATCAAGGTGACTGAGGCAGATGATCTGTGTGACTCGGCGAGCATACTATGGGATCACCCGGCCGTAGAGCAAGGGTGGGTACAGGTCTCTGGCATTCTTGAGGAACAGGGATGGCGCGGATACCTGGATCTGGAATTGCGGCTCGACGGCGAGGTGATCGCGGAGCAAACGGTGGAGCTGTACAACGCTCCGCCGTCGGACGGTCCCGGGACCGGCGTGTTTGAAACAGTCGAGTGGTGCTGGGACGAGGAGGACGTGGTATCCGGGACATTGGAGCAATGGATGCGGTTGCGATGGTCGGCTCCGGGTCAGGACGATGTATTCGGGATCGGCGTCGTCAACGACCAGATCGCTGAGCCAGATGAGCGAGAGTTCACGCAGCAGGGTATGTTTGAGATTCCATTTCGGACATATGTACCGATTGTGTGGTGGCAAGATGACTGAGACTATCGTTGATCAGGGAGATGAGGTTGTCATCGGAAATCACCGGCAGGCTGTAGTGTTAATCACGTCAATTGCAGATCTGCAAGGGGCGGTCGATGGAATTCCCTTCGCGACCGAATTTATGTTATCGATGAAGAATATCCATTTGGCGTGGTACGAATATGCTCTCTACAAGGGCCCGTACGCTGGCCATCCTCCGGCGCGCGATTGGAATTTGGAATCGATGGGCAACACTGACCTGGGCGAGCCGTTAGTGGCACCGTGGTCGGGTATTGTCATTACAGCGGCTGACATTGGTGGATCGGTGGGTCGGGTTATTCAGATACTGGGGCTCACACCAGAAGGCGAGATGGTGGTGTGGGCGGGATGGCATCTACATTCAATCGACGTCAGTCAGGGACAGATCGTCCAGGTCGGCGACCTGATCGGCTCGATCGGGAACGCGGATGGGCGGTACGCCGGGGCTCATTTACACGAGCAGATCGCCGTCGTGAACGGGAGTTATGGGATTCCCTCGCCATCCGCATTTACGACGGATCTACGTTATCAATGGCGCGATCCCCTTAATTTCTACGTGGAGCATGGCGTCGACGAGGCACTAGTCGAGCGAATGTCGCTGTTCGACGGAGAATGATCGATGAAGGTGCGGCGAACCGGAGCCAAGCGAGGACGATCTCCGATCTGGTATGTCTGGGCGGATCAGCCGGAGGAGCAGGCGGCAATCCGGGCCGGGCTACTGAAGGATCGAGCACCGGATAACCGCTTTCGCTACGTGTTGGCCTGGGGGTTCACCAGCCGCCAGGCGGCCGAGAGAGCAATGGAGGAGCTCCAGCCACAAGTCGATGAGCTGACAAGCCGGATAGGCGGGAATTCGCTGCTGCAGCGCGCCAGGGAAGTTGAAGCGCGGATCCTGACCGAGGACGTGCGCCTGGAGATCTGTCGCACTGAGATGCGCGTGTTGGTCAGTCAGTTATGCGTGCTAGCGGGCGAATTGGATCACCCGCGGCTGATCGCGTTGGCAGAGCAGATGGGTCGGTGGCTGGAAGATGAAGCAGGGCTGTGGAGTCGGGCGGTCAACGCGATGCAGATGGCGTGCATGCTGTGTGTGCTCTATGATCATCAGGTTTCGTATAGTGATAGGGAAGAACCTCACAATTCCTAACCATCGCAGCACTTCGCATCGGGCTCAGAATAGCGTAAGCGAACGAGGGTAATGTGAGGGTATCCGTTCGTTGGGCAAGCGACGAGTTGGCCGAGGTGCTGGCAAAATTGACCAGCCAGCAAGCACGTGGGGTTGTGCGCATCGTCGAGGCGGAGATCGAAGGCCGGTCGCTGTCTTCGTTGTTGGATTGCCCGGGGCAGATATGTACGTCAACGACCTATTATGGCAGCGGCAAGCGGCGAGGCTGGAAAGATAAGGTGCATTTTCAGCGCTCGTTGGAGCTGGCCAGGCGGGATTACCGCCAGTGGCTGCTGGAGCATTCGACAGGCGAGGCCTTGGCCATCCTGGCCAGCACGGCGCCGCTGGCAGTGCGGGCGCTACGCCATGAGCTGGTCGGGGATACGCCGGCGATTCGATCTCTGGAGGTAGCGCTGTACGCATCTGATCCAGAGCTACGGGCCAACGCGGCCAAGCGTCTGGGAGAGACCGGGCTGCCGAAAGTAGTACCGGCGTTGACAACTGCACTCCAGCGAGAGCAGGATGCGGACGTGCAAAGTGCATTGGTCGATGCGCTGGGCACGATTGCCGGATTCCGAGATGGGGAGAGACGATTAGCAGCGGTCAGTGTGTTGGATCGAGCAGCGGTAGAGACGGCGGCGAAACAGGCACTCACGGTGAGCGAGGATGACATCGACGTCGCAATCGAACGTGAACTGGCGCGCTTGGCCGCCGTCGGCCAAGATGGCGCTTCTGAAGCGGTTGCAGACGACGCCGACTCCGACGAACTTTGACAGATACATAGACGATCCTGCGAGCTTTGCGCGCGAGGAGCTGGGTAGCGAGCTGACGCCACGGCAGACGGAGATCCTGGAGTCGGTGCGCGACAATCAGGTGACGATCGTCCAGTCGGCGAACGCGGTCGGGAAAACGTTCGTCGCGGCGGACGCGGCGCTGTGGTTCGTGCGAGTTTTCGAGCGGGCCGAGGTGTTTACGGCCGCGGCCCCTCCGCTGGAGAATCTGGAGCGGCTACTGTGGGGCGAGATCAACAGCCGGTTGCTGGCCAGGCAGGACCTATTCGAGGAAGCGCGGCAGGGCTATCTGCGGGTTCACCTGGCGCCGAACTGGTTTCTCGTTGGGGTGGCCATCCCCCAGAGCGGGAGCCCGGCCCAACGGGAGGCCAAATTCTCCGGGAAGCACGCTCCCCATCTCTTTTTCATCGTCGACGAGGGGGACGCGGTACCCGAGGAGGTCTACCGCGGCATCCAGTCGTGTATGAGTGGCGGCCACGCGCGGCTGTTGATCCTATTCAATCCGCGGGAGGCGACGGGCCCGGCCTATCGGATGATCCAGGCCGGGGCGCACGTGATCGAGTTGAGTGCGTTCGACCATCCGAACGTGGTCACCGGCGAGGAGGTAATCGCCGGGGCGGTGACGCGAGCGCAGACGGTGAAGCGGGTCGCGTTGTGGAGCCGGCCGCAGGTCACCGATGAGACGTCGGATGCGAACGATCCAGACTGGTTCCAGGTGCCGGCGTTCCTCGATGGAGCTACGGCGGAGCTGGATGACGGGACCGAGACGGAGCCGCTGATCGGCGGCCAATGGCGGAAGGCGACCAACCCGGCGTTGAGCTACATGGTGTTGGCGCGGTTCCCTGGCCAGGCTGAACGGCAGTTGATCAGCCGGGCGTGGGTGGAAGCGGCACAGCAGCGGTGGCTGTTGTGGCAGGATCAGCACGGGGACAAGCCTCCGAAGGGGATCCGGCCAGTCCACGGCCAGGACGTGGCAGAGTTCGGGGTCGACGTCAACGTGGCGTGCTTCCGTTACGGCGGGTGGGTGGCGCCGTTCGAGCTGTGGTCGGGAGTCGACGTGCTGGTGACCGGAGACACCGCGGCCAGATTGGCTCAGGAGCGAAACGCGCGGGAGAGCTTCGTCGACGCGACGGGGGTCGGCTCTGGGGTGGAGCCGCAGATGTACCGGTGGTGGGCCCGGAGCGAGGATTCGCAGTACGAAGGCCGGGCGACGCCGGTGAAGGTGGCCGAGGCTCCCACGGCGACAGTGGAAGAAGGCGAGTTCGGGATCTTGCGGGATCAGCTCTGGTGGAGCGTGCGGGAGTGGCTACGGACGGATCCCAGCGCGATGTTGCCGCCGGATCCGGATCTGGCAGATGAGCTGTGTGCTCCACGGTACCGCATTAAGCGGGGGAAGATCAAGGTGAGCGACAAGGAAGCGCTCAGGACGATGTTACGACGGTCACCGGACAAGGCAGATGCGTTGTGCTTGACGTTTGCGCCGGCGCATGGGTGGGGGGTGCGGTAATGAGCAAAAGGAGGGCAAACGATGGACAACGTTAAACGAATGTCAATCAGTGAATTTCGCGCGATGGGTCTCCTGCAAGAGATCAATCGTCAGTTTCTTAATCCGATAGGCCTGGCATTAGAGGTCGTAGTGGATAACGAAACGGGTGAAGAACACATCGGCGGTCTCTGGGACTACCGGGATGATGAAGAGGGCATTCTCTTCGACTGGTTCACTGATGAGGAGATTGAGAGAGCCATTCGCGTGGAGGAATTTCGGACGCAACGGGCGCTTCAGCGATTGAAGGTGTTTGGGTTTGTTGTTCAGCCGCTGATACCGAGATGCCCAGGTTAGATAAGGAGAGTTATGGGCACTAAGGAGGGCATAGGATGACCTGTATTGTTGGAGTTGCGGAGGGGGGAAAGGCATACATTGGAGCCGATTCGGCGTCAGTAGCCGGTTGGCAGGTACGTGCGACCGGGCTGCGCAAGGTGTTTCGACGACAGCAGTTTGTGATTGGGTATACCGGGTCTTTTCGGATGGGACAGATTCTGCAACACCATCTGACGGTTGAACCTCAGAAAAGCGAGCCTGACGAGGCTTATATGGTGCGTACTTTCATTGAGGCAGTACGGGATTGTCTCAAGGAGCACGGGTTCGCGGAGGTGGAGAACAACGTGGAGAAAGGTGGCACCTTCCTCGTGGGTTATAACGGCATTGTCTATGATATCGACAGTGATTTCCAGGTGAATCATTTTGCGGATGGATTTACCGCGGTTGGATGTGGTAATGAGTATGCGCTGGGAGCGTTGAAGGCGTTGGAAACATTGCCACCCAAGGAGCGAATACTGCGCTCATTAGAGATTTCAGCGCACTTTTGCGGCGCTGTGACTGGTCCGTTTCTTGTAGTGCCCGAATAGCAAATATTTCCTGGGAAATGTGAGATGGACGTAAAGGCAGTGACTGTCGAGATCGCCAAGTTGAAGCTGGCGCCAGGTGACGTGTTGGTCATCAAGGAGCGCCACCGGTTGTCGATGGCCGAGTGTGAACAACTCCAATTAATTGTCAAGAGCGTCGTACCTGCGGAAATCCCGGTGATTGTATTGGATAACACCGTTGACCTGGAGGTTCTGAGTCACGGTGGCGACTAAGGCACCGTTCTTGTACAGGCTTGGAGTAGCGCTTCAGGTCCTCGCCGCCGGGAAGGCGGCGGGGAGCGATAACGTGACGGCCTACAGCGCGACGACGACCTGGCGGGAGCGGGCGCTGGCCACCAGCTTCAGTTTCAAGGCGGCGGCGCGCGAGGGGTACATGACCAACGAGGTTGTGTATGCCGTGATCAGTGACATCGCCGAGAGTGCGGCCGAGCCGACGCTGCGGGTCTACGACGGTGACGAGGAGAAGCCAGAGCACTCGGCGCGGTCACTGATCGTGAAGCCGAACCCGGCTATGACCGAGTTCGAATTGTGGGAGATGACACTGTTATACCTGTGTCTGGCAGGCAATGCCTTCTTCCAGAAGGTGCGCAATCGGTCCGGAATACCAGTGCAACTGTGGCCAATCACACCGGGACGGATGCGGCCGATACCGGATCGAAGGACGTTCATCCGCGAGTGGCGGTATCGGATGGACGACGGGACAGAGATCCCGCTCGATCCGCGGGACATCATCCAGTTCAAGTATCCGCACCCGCTCAACCCATACATGGGTCTGGCGCCGATGGCGGTGGCGGCGCGGGCGGTGGATCGCGACAACTACGCCACAGACTACGTGAACTCGTTCTTTGAAAATGCGGCGGTTCCGCAAGGGCTCCTCAAGTTCAAGAGGCGGGTCGAGCAGGGAGAGGCAGATCGGGTGCGGGCACTGTGGCGAGCAAGATTTAGTAGCCACTCGGGACGACACGACGTGGCAGTGCTCGACGCGGACACTGAGTATCAGCAGCTCGGGCTCAGTCAGCAAGAGATGGGGATGCCGGACCTGACAGATCTGAGCGAGAGCCGTATCGCGATGATCTTCAAGTGGCCGCCGGTATTGGTCGGGGCCCTGGCCGGGCTGAAGTACGCAACGTACTCGAACATCAGAGAGGCGCGCAAGATCGCGTGGGAGGACACGCTATCGCCGATCTATCGACGACTCGAGGCGCGGATGAATATGCACCTGGCGCCAGACTTCGGCTACGAGCCGACGGCGAAATTGTTCCGCTGGGATTACGATCAGGTGTTGGCGTTGCGGGAGGACGTGAATGCTCGGGCGGAACGCTCGCGGCAGGCATTCCTGGCGAGCGGGATGACACGCAACGAGTACCGGGCGGAATTGGGGCTGGAGTCAGATCCACGCGGGGACGTGTACCTGGTGAGCCTGGGGATGTATGAACAGCCGCAAGGCCAGGCGATGCCGCTCCCTCCGGATGATGAGGGAGACAAGTATACAGCCTATCCGGCGGTGAGCCGGATGTACCACCTGGTACGGCAGGCGATGGCGAGCAATGAGCGTGCGGGCCTGGATTGATCATCTGCGGGAGGATTGGGATGACGCAGGCCTGCGACTGTGGAAGGGGGTCATCGATCCGGTCGCCAGGAGCTGGGAGACGCAGTTCGCAGAAACGGCGTCGGGTCTGTTTGGGGAAGAGAAACGGACGCTGATCGAGGCAATCAAGCCGGGGAAGGCCTCGGTCGTCGATTGGGTAGCGCTCGAGTTAACAATCAAGGAAGTGCTGGAATCCCGTGAAGGTGATTGGCGGGCCGGGTTCATACCGCTGTTCCAGGGACTGAGCGAGGAATGGGCCGACGAGTGGTCGATCCAGCTCGGGGCTGATTTCGCGCTGACTCAGCAGGAGGTCCTGGATTTCGTCGAGGAGTATTCATTCCACTTCGTCGAGCGACACCAGGGGGTCACGCGGGCCGCGGTGGCCAAGATGGTGGCCCAGGCGCACGAGGAAGGGTGGGGGATCCTCGAGCTGATCGGGAGCGGCCGTGAGGGGACCGGACTGCAGGGGCTCTACGGTGGCTGGTCATTCCTGCGGGCGGAGATGATCGCGCGGACGGAGACGATCCGGAGCGAGAACGCAGGCAGCCTGGCGGCGTACGAGAGCGCGGGGATTCAGCAGGTGCAGTGGTGGACGGCGCTGGACGACCGGGTGTGTGCATTCTGCGGGAAGTTGCACGGGAAGAAATGGTCGGCAGGCGACGCGCTGTTCAAGCTGGGGGATGAATTTCGAGTTGGACGGTCGGTGCTGCGGCTGAGCTACGAAGACGTGAAGTATCCGCCGCTGCACGTGTTTTGAAGGTGTACGTTGCTACCGGTGGTAGCGTAAGAACAAAACTTAGGAGGCGAACGATGTTCAGCAGGAATGGAAGCGGTGGATTCAAGCTCAGTATCATCAAGCAGGACGATATGGGTTGGTGGCAGTTGGGGGCTGCAATAGCGCTGATAATCGCTCTTGTCGCGCTTGCAGTGGTCTTGCTGCCGGGGTGCGTGGCTGAAGAAGAGCCAGTACCAAGATCGTACAACTGTACCGTGTACACAGAGCAAGGGTGCGAGAAATTCGTCGTCGCCAGTGGGGGCGAGCTCGAGGTGCAGGATGGAGGAACACTGGACGTGCAGGATGGGGCGTCAGTAGATTTCTCCGGAGGTGTGGACCTCGACGGGGCGACCTTGACCATCGATGCAGACGCAGACACGACCCTGGTGGCCAGTGACGACGACGTGGTCAGTATGACAATCGGTGCGGCTGCAGGGTACTTCGA